CCGGTAGGTTTTGGCCTTCTCCAGCAGGTCGGATATCGTCCCGGCGGCAGACAGGACGCGTGCGCCGAAGCCATCGGGCATCGTCAGGAAGGCAATCTGCGCCAGCGAACTCTTGATTGCCGTGGATACCTGATTGCGGGATGTCGGATCGGGCGCCCAGACGGTGATCTGGATACGCTGCTGCTGACGCTCCCATTCGGTCGTCACAAGGCCAGTCGTCCCTACACGCGCCACGATCGGAACCGTGTTCGTCGGCAACGTGATAACCGCACCGCTCGATGTCGTCCCGGGAAACTGCGCGGCAACCAGCGCAGCGAGTCCCGTTGCGATCGACGTCAGCGTATCGGTTGACTGCACCGAGTAGATGAACGGCTGTTTGTCGACCAGTAACGCAAGGTTGTGCACAGTGAAAGGCGACGGCATCGCGCCGCCGACCGTCACCACGTTTGCAGCCGCCGTCAGCGTGAGCGTCGGCGTCTGAATCGACATGACGTTCTGCTTCGGGCGATAGCGCGTCACGTTGCGTTCAGTGCCAGCGGGGAAAATGCTGACGTTGGTCAGGTCGTTCTGAAGGTCCGCATCGAGCGATGATGAAGTCGGCCAGCCAGGATAGACCTTGATCGTCTTGCCGGTGACGGAGGTTTGGCCGGTACCGTTTGGGTATACGTAACCCGTGATCTGGGCGGCCATGGTGTTCATGACATCGGAAATGTCAGCCATTTGGCGCATCTCCCGACACATCGACCTCCACATCCGAAAACGTCAGCGTGGCTTGGGCGACCTTGCCGCCCTCAATGGACCATTCGACCTTCGTGATGCAGCCTTTGATCTCGCTGCCCTCCGCGTCGAATACCTTGGTGCCGAAAGGAGTGCCGTCACTGACAATGCGGATTTGATGATTTTTCACGTCTGCGCCTGTATGGCCGTGCATCGCCACCCGAGATCCGTCAATTCAGCACTCGAGATGATGTAGCGACGGTCAATATCGTCGGTGATGATGTCGGCAGTCAGAAGTGTGACGCCGGGATAAGCGGGGAACAGGATCGCCCACCAGGGCAAGCGGACGTCACCAGGTAGAACTGCGCCATCCTTCTCGCCCTTCGTGCCCTGAAGCACAGAAGCAGGCCAAGCCGTCATCAGTTCGGTCTGGTTCGAGTCGATCGTGCCACCGTACGGATTCTCGCCGGCTGCAGTCTGCTGCTGCGGGCGGAAAATGTTCAGTGTGCGGTTGCAATCCACTGCGAGGATCGGCAGCGTCGTCTGCATGGCAGCGATGAAATACGTCTTGTCATTGCTGACGAGGTAGTCGCCTACCTGCGTAACCGTTCCATCCAGCAATGCGTACCAGAGCGGCTTACCATACACATTCGGCTTGCCATACTTCATGTCCATCGCGTTGAAGCTGGCGTTTAGCGTGCCGAGCAGCGTTGTTGGCGCGATGGGATTGGCGGCCGATGTTGGGCGATAGAGGCTGTAGCAGGGGCCGATGTGCGTTGCGGCGGTGCCGTAGCCCTTATAAATGAGCTGCTGAAGTCGTCCTGCGTCCATCACAACTCCAGAGTGTCAATTCCCATGCCTACCGACGAACACAGTTCAGACGTGATTGCGACCGCCTGTCGCGCGCCGTGGCCGAGATACATCGCTGTGTTTGCGTAGTCCTGACCGCTGCCTATAGCCATGAACGGCTGCTCGACAACAATCGGTTGATCGTTGTTCGCGTACAGGACTGCCTTTCCATCCAACCGGATATGCAGCAAGCGGGCATACATGTCGCCTTGCGGGGCTGGTAGTTGGCCGGCAACACAGCCGCCTTCGACCCATTCCGCCAACTGCATTGCGCGCGGAGTGTCGCCAGCCGATCCAATCAGCGCGCCATCAAGCAGGCGACGAATCTTTGTAATCGGGAACTTGCCGCCGTTCATCTCCATCATGCGATCGGCAGCTAGTGTTTTCCCGTCCCACGCGATGACTGTCATTCAAACCACCAGCGCGTTAGAGCATCCGCCGAAGTTCGGGCCAGGAGGGACGCCGAGGAAGTTGCACAGCCGTTTGCGCCACGAATCGAACAGGCGATCACGGTCAGCCTGCTCATTCTTGTTGTGTGTCCATACTGCGGCAACGTCCGTATCCAGATTCGCGCTCGTGCCCGGGATCGCGCTTTCCAGCGTGTACAGGTTCGTGAGGTACGTGTTGACGACGACTGCGCCCTCGTTCGCACTCATGTGCTGAAGGCGGTATTCGAGCGCCAAGTACGTCCGCATGATCCACGGGTACGGAAACACCACATTTCCATCGCCGAGCAATGGGTATCCGCAAAAACGGCGCACATCGGTCAACTGGGCATCGGTGAGGGTAAATGGTGTGAAAGCCATCGCTTACTCGAAAATTGCGCCGGACTGAATGAGCCGAAGAATCAGATCTGCATCCGTGGCCGGGTCAAACTCCGTGCCTGCGGTGAAGTGGCGATGTGACTTACCGAGAATCGTCAGTCCGTGATTCTTCTTGAGTACGAATCGCGGCGCCGCGGGTTCGATGGTTTCCGGCACTTCCTGCTTGGCTGGTCTGGGCATGTGAATCTCCTTTATGAAGCCCCCGAGGGGACAGGGGCTTGAAAAGGAGCCGGAATTGCTCCGGTCCCCTTGCCTGATTACAACGATTCGAGCATCACGCAGCGTTTTTGCGCAGCGCTTGATGCGGTGGGGATCGTTGCGGCGGTCGTCGTCGTGTCGGTCGGCACAACGAAGCCGCCGATGTACGACCAGGTTTGCGTCACAACCTGCTTGAGCGCATCCAGCGGCTCACGCGTCACGTGCGCGATGCCGTCAACCACGGCAATCATGTCGCCGTCGTCGGATTCCATCGCCGCGTTGTATGCGTCTGCCGTGAACTCGCCCTCGACCAGTGCACCCTGGCCGCACAGCAGGCCGCGACGCACCACGCCGACGCCCGAGAGCGTCTGCACCGGGTTCATGTTGGTTTCCTGGATGCGAACACCCAGGAGTTGCGCGACGATACCTTGACGGTATTCTTCGGTCGTCACCTGACCGCGGAAGAATTGCTGGAACGCTGGGTCGCTGTACAGACCGGTTGCCTGCAACGGATCGCAGTACAGGTTGTACATGCCGCTGTCGTTAGCAACCGGGACCCCGTTGGCCGACATCGTAGCCTTGGCGTTCAGGATCATCGACATCGTCAGCTTGCCGTTGTTGATGTCATTGGCCGACGAGATCGCTGCGGTCGTCTGGGCCATCACGTTGGCCGCCGAAGTGCTCGGACGAACCACATAAGGTGCTACGGCCGAAATGACCGGTTGGGCGGCGGTGCCGTCCGAGACCGTCACGTTGGTCGAGAACGTCAGCGTACCCGACACACCGCCAGGCGCGGTCGAAACGTTCGTGCCATCCGCCGCGAAGCCAGTGAGCGAATAGGTATCGGCGCCCACCACAACGTTGACCGGGTTCGAACCCGATACGGCGACCGGTTGACCTTGTGCGTTCAGCGTGGTCTGGAAGCCGCGGATATCGTCGACCGAGATGGTCGGGCCGGTAGAACCCAGCGTAACGCGCACGCGGGTGTTGCCGCCCATGTACGCATTGAACAGGGTTTGCTGCGCCAGTGCGTCGACCGAACGGAACGCCTGTTCGCCCAGCGCGTAGGCATTGCGCAGGAAGAAGTCGGCGATAGCGACGCGCTGCGTCACCACGTTCAGTTGCATGTTGCCCGCGTACTGGCCGATGCCTAGGATGTACTGTTCGAGCGAGTAGTTTTGCGGCGTGAGTCCGGACGTGAAGTCCGAGTTGGCAGCCGGCGCCATCGGGGTCGTGATGACCGGCAGCAGACCGGTACGGGTCTTGGTGATCGTTTCACCGATGTTGGCGGTGAACGGCTCGCGGTCGGCAATGGAGCGGAAGCCCAGTTTTGCCTTCAGCGGCAGGCCAAAGCGGTGTTCAAGGAAGCCGAGCTGAATCGCGCTTTGCAGTGCGGTCGGCAGGTTATTCAATGCCATGGTGAGTCCTGTATGGTTTGGGTAAGGGTCTTTCCCCTCGCCACCAGGGCTGTCGGGCAATAAAGCAAAGAACCCGCGCGCGGCGGGCTCAGATCAAAGCGGGTGAGGCCAGATACCGGATCTAGCGTTCCCTGTTGGAGATACCGAGTTCTTTCGCCTTGGCTGCGCGCTCTTCAGGCGTAGCCTTGCGGGCATCGAACGTTTCCACTTTCGCTTTAGGCGGAGGCGGATTCGGGTTGCTGCTGTGCGCAGGCGCTTCCTTGAAGAGGTACGGCTTGGCCGTCTTGAAAGCGGCAAGCAGTTCCGTGACGCCGGCCACTTCGCCGTTCTCGTCTACCTTCAGGCTTGAAATGTCGATCAACTTGATCGCATCAGCATCCTGGAGACCGATCGACAGGGCGGCGCCCTTAACTTCGGAGTTGATGATGCGGCGGTGTGAGGCCTCACGCTCGGCGTCGATGATCGCTTTCGTCTTGGTTTCTTGCGCTTCAACGGCTTTGCGCACCGCTTCATCGATTTTTGCCTGCGCCGCAGCTTCATCAATCGACTTCGTTTTCTCGCGGAGACTTGCGTTTTCACGACGCAGTTCACGTGCGTGTTCACGCCACTGGTCAGGCACTTCCTCGATGGGAAGGTCGAGCAGCGGATTGCCGGTCTTGGCCGGTGGCGTGACAGGTGCAGCAGGCGGTGTAACTGGCGTAGCAGGACCACCACCAGGAGTTCCGGGTTCGCCTTCCATCAAACGGGCCTGCATCATCATTTGGCGCAACAGGTTCGGCATCGAGCCTCTCCAATGAAAAAGGTCGCATCGAGCGGCCTGGTTGATTTCCGGCATCAAGCCGGGTTATTCGTTGATCTGCACTTTCTTCTGCGCTTCTTCGTTGCGCTGCTTCATATCCGCATCTGCGAGCAGTTTTTCGGCAGCGGCGTCTTCGATGTCGTATTCCGCTGCCAGGATCTTGATCGCGGTTTCACGACTCAGCAGACCTGAATCGCACAATTTTGAGAGCGTGGTGGCGCGCGTCAGCATGTCTTGCATCGTCGGCGCGTACCATGCCGGCCAGCGCAGGCTGATTCCTGACTTGATGTCGAACGTGCCGACCTTGTCGCCATCCTTGAAGACGAGCTCAAACTTGTCAGCCGCCTTCGCAATCATGCGCAGCAGTTCCAGGAGCCCGCCTTCTCCGTAACTGATGCGGAGCCGATCGGCAAGCCATACCAGCGCCTGGTTCATCAGCTCCATGGCACGGCCGGACTGGGCCGAGGACATTTTTTCCGGGCTGGTGCGATTGCCGTGCAGCGTTTCGAGCTGGATTTCGCGTAGGTACTTGATGTACTCGATCACCGCAGCGCTACCAGTGCCGTTGATCTCCAGCAACTTGGCGTCGCCGTTCTCGCTGACCTTGATCGCGTTGGCAGCGCCCTTGGTTGTCGGCCCCTGTTCGCCGAACGCCGGTTCCTTGATGAGCAGCGTTGGATCGGACGTGTACTTCAGCCCGCGACCATCCTGCGACAGCTGATAGTCGATTTCAATCTGCGTATCGATCGCTTCGTCGCAGAACGTCGGCTTGCCATCCGCCGTATCCCCGCCAGGGAGATTCCGGATCCACACAACAGGCACGAAGCCGAGCGCGTGATTGACGGTCTTCTCGTCATCGACCACTGGCTTGAACTCAACACCCGCCAGTTTCTTTTCAGCCTGCTCCGACACCTTCCATGGGATGAACCATGTTTCGTCGGTATCGTCCCACTCGCGCTGGAACCAGAACTGCGCGCCCAGGTCATCGGGCTTGATCGCGTAGCCTGAATCAGCGAGCGTCGATCCCTTGACCTTGTACAGTTCCCGGACCTTCAGCAGCGTGTCAGGTGCCTTCGGATTCCAGGCCGGCGTCAGGTAGTCCGTATCCATCACGTCGAAAAAGACGCGATTACTGAGCACGCGAAACAGGACTGCAACCGAGCCGACACTGCCTTTCGTGGCTGCGTCGATCATGACCGCGTTCACCCCGCATTCCTTGATGAGTTTCCCCATCGTCTGCTTCTGGTCGGGATCTTTCAGGTCGACCGCGGGAAAGTGACCCTCGGAGAACAGCAGTGAGACCGAATCATTCACCACCGTGCGGCACAGGTTCATGCGCACACTGGGGCGACGTTTGCGCAACGGAATGTAAGTGCCGTCGCCTGACTCTTCCTCATCGAATGCGTGCCTGAGCTCGTCATAGAGCGTTCCGCATAGCACACGTTGGAGCGTCTGCAGGCGGAATGTCCGCTCAGGGAAATCCTTGTCTTTCGGGAAATCCTTCTGCAGGGTCTTAAACATTTTGGTCCGTTACTTGGCGTGCTTGAAACCGCGTGCGTTCTTTGCGAAGGTTGCCATCTCCCGGACATGCGCATTGCTCGAGCTTTTGGCTGCGTCGAGCTTGGCTTCGGGGATCGGCTTGTCCTGCGGAATGCCCAGCGCCTTGTGAAGGTCGCCCTTGTGCGCCGGGTTAAGGTGGATTTTGCTCATTCGGCCGCTCCATTCCATCGTTGCTTTGCTAGCATGCACAATTCGAAGGCTTCGCGCAGAGTGCGGCCCAAGCCATGATGAATGCTCACTTGACAATGCCAAAGGTCATCGCGCCACCAGCGATTGATGTGTGGTTTTTTCATGCTGCGACCTCGCCAATTGGTTGATGCCACCATTCAAACCACGCGCGCGCCTTGTCAAACTCGCTTTCGTGGAATTGAACTGCGCCTATCGCCGGGATCTCGTCAATAAGTGACTGGACCTTGTAATAGAACGCTGCCTGAGGCCCACCGCGAAACCCGTTGTTGATGATGCCGAGAGGATTGCCGCGCACCCAACCCTCAGGTACCCAGCCAATGTCGAAACTCATTGCATCACCTGTTCATGTGAGGGACGTGGGCCGCCTGTGACGCGATGCCCTTGATGCTCGGCCATTCGACGTCGACGCAATACCCAATCGCCGTCGTAATGTGCTGATACTTGTTCTTCTGGTCTTCCTGAAACGTCGATCCTTCCTGCAACTGGACCGTCGCAAGACCCTTGTCGCACCACTTGGCCGTCGTCGGATTGACGAACAGGCTTCGAACGCCGTCAGCGGTGCAAATCTTCGTGCGGACGGCGTTCTGCCGATCCTTGATTGCAGGAGCGGCAGGCTTGACCTTGCGCACGAACTTCCAGTTATGGGCCTTCAGCACGCCTTCAATGTCCGTGTAATCCGACGCGTGACCGTGTTTCTCGCCAGCCCGGCCAGCCGGATCGCCGTAGATAATGACTTCGCGGTTCTGGTGATTGACGAACTTCTCGACGAACTCCATGGCCGATTGCTTCGATATCGCACTGGTCAGCACGATCTCATCGAGCAGATAGAGCCCGTTGTCGCGGCGCACTCCGATTGCAGAAGACAGCGGCGTAAAGTTCTGGTCATGCATCCACAGCAACTGTTCGTGCGGCTGGATTCGCTCTGAGGTGTGGTTGCTCTTGCTGTAATCCTCATAGATCCGGCCCGTCGCTGTCTCGAACGAGGCTTCAAATTCCTGTCTGTATTGCTTCGCCGACATCGCGCGCTTCATGGCGTCGATGACGTCTATCGGCAGGATCTCCGCTGACTTCCAGTGGAATACCTTGAAATTCGGGTCTTCGCCGGTCTCGGCCTGCATGCACAGGTCGTAATAATGGTTCAGACCATCCGGCACGCCCAGCAGCCAGCACCACGCCCGATAGTCGGGCATGGTCGGATTGACCGTGTTCAGCGCCGGGAGAATGTTTGCCTCCCATGCATCGGGCTTAACGTCGGCGAACTCATCGATGCCGCCGCCAGTCCATGGAACGCCCTCAATGCGCTGCGGTTTATCCAGACCGATGACATGGATCTCGCTGCCGTTGTCCAGATAGATGATCAGGTCAGACTCGGACGGCCTGCGACTGTGCATGCAGCAAAGCGCGAATGCCTTCAGGTCGTCCCAGAAGATCTTCTTCGCCTGCGCATGCGTTGGCGCGGCGGCGAAGTACATGCCAGGGTAGGCATAAGCCTGCTTCACGACAAAGCGCTTGAACCGCTCGGTCTTTCCGCTACGGCGCCCAGCCGGAACCAGTGGAAACCGGATTCCCGTCGAAACAGCGTCAACCAGCGCGAGCTGTACCGGATGGTCCTTGAGCGGATACCAGCGCCCTAGCTGGCGGTCCAGCATCAGATTGCCGGTATTCATGAAGGGAGTTTCGCTATCAGGTCGGCCAATAGTTTGGCGTTTGAGTTTCCGCCGCCTTTCTCGGCGAGTGCCAGTTCGGCTTTGCGCTTCTCGATCTCTAGCGCCTTGATCTCTTCATCGAGGCTCTTGCGCAGGCGGTCATTCTCAAGACGCAGTTTTTCTGCGGCGAGCGCCTTAACATCGTCATCACGCTTGTCGTTGAACATGCCAAGGTGACGGGCGACGTTCTCGAGCGCCTTGCCGCGGTCCTCAAGCAGAACCTTGAGCCCATCCTTGCCCTGATGCACGCCAGCGTATAGAGCGCGGGCAGCGCCTTTCAGTCGGCGCGTGTCGTGAACATGAATCTTGCCGCGACCCTCGCCGCCGCATTCAGGGCATTCAGGATTGGGCTCGCGGATTGTCACGAATCCGTATCCGCCTTCGTCGGTCGGTGGGCGATCGCCCTTATCAGCCGCTTCTTTGTCGGCAGCCTCGAATTCTGCTTCCGTCCACTGATAGGCGAAATTCACGCCCCAGCAGTGTCGGCAGTTGTCTCGCCGGTATTCAACCAGGTCATTGACGTCGACGTTGGCGAGATCCCACCAGCGCTGGAGAACCTTGTCAGCGGTGATCTGCGTGCGTTTGGAGCGACCCCGTTTCGCCGACTGAATCGCTTTCGCAATACCAACATTTACCAACAAGCGGGGACCGACCGTATTTGGATCGCCCTTGTACCCGGCTCGAATTGCCGCCTGCGTGGCATTCAAGTCAATCAGGTACTCGTCTACGAAGCGGCGCTGCTTGTCTGTCAACGCCATCTGCAACATCCATTAGATAGTGCTTGCTATTTGCCACCTCATAACACATACTCTAATCACACCAGCAGCGAACTCAACCGGAGCCGAAAATGATCAAGAACAGCAAGCAAGCATGGGAAGTAGGTCAAGCCGTTAATGTCGGCTTCATCAAGGGTTTGACCGTCATTGCGAAGGTCGCAACGCCCGGTGATTCAGCCCCTGACTCGTATGTTATGGCGCGCGGCACACAGATGTATTCGTTTGTTCCGCACAATGGCATCAGCAAGATCAGCGATCAGGAAGCGCGCAATCTGGTTGCCAAGGCTGCATGGCAGCGTATGAATGCTGAATCGGCTGCGATGCTGGCCGCTCAGGATGCAACGCGCGCCGCAGCTTTCCGTGCCGAACTGATGGCGATCTCGGCATGAGCAAGACCCAGCAGGCCCTGCAATGGCTTCAGGAGAACCCCGGCGCCACTCCCTACGCGGCAGCCAAGCAATTTGACCTGTCGCCTTCGACTGTTACGCGTGCGCTTCACGTTTCTGAGCGCACCGAGCACAAACGCTGCCCGACTTGTGGTCAACTCATAAGGAAATGACATGCCACGAGGCAAACCGCGCCAGTATTGGCATCGCTTTGGGATGGTCTATATGGTCACCTGCAAGCCAACGGGCAAGGTGTACATCGGACAGACTGGATTGACCTACCCGACAACTCGCTGGCGCATGCATATCCAGCAAGCGAAAAATGGGCATCAAACCAAACTTCACGCGGACCTTCGTGAGTACGGAGAGAGCGCCTTTGAATTTATACCTATCGCCTCGGCCTGGAGCGGCGCGTCTCTCGACGAACTTGAAAAAGTTCTGATCTCTCAGTATCAGGCAATCGCCGAAGGGTACAACGCGCGCCACGGCAAGACTGCGCGACCAAAACCTCCAGAACCGGAACCGCCATGGACGCCAGAGCGCGAGGCACGTCAGAGGGAGTTAGAGGCGCAAGAGGACATGATGTACGAACTGGACGCGGGCCAGTTCTACCCCGAGCAGTTCGCGCTGGAGTGCTTGGCAAATGCTGCGGAAGCGATGCGACAGCCTTAAGCCCCAATCGCCGCCCAGGTAGTCCCAGCCGCACTCCCCAACGCCGACAGCGCATTGCTGGGCCCAAACGGCAACGTGATTGATGCACCCGCAGCCAGCTTGAAGTCCGTCGCTACTGCACTCGCATTGAACGAGAGGTTCAGCGTATTGGCGCTCGTGTTCTGGACGGTGACCGAGTTCTGATACGTCCCGGCAGGAATGATCACAGCGCTGGTCGTGCCTACCGTGCCACTCATGCTTACGCCGGCGCGAGGGATCGCATACATTGGGGTAGAGCCGCCAATGTCGCCATAGCGCAGGGGTTGTACGATTCCGGTCATTTCAGTCTCAGGTTATTTCCCACTCACCCACCACCCCTCCAATATGATTCTTTGCGGAGGGTGTCAGGCCTCTTCAGCCGCACGCTGATAGAAGCGGCCGCCGATCATCGAGTGATCGCGGACATCGATGTATTCCATCTGCACGGACTTTGAATGCGTGTCGACGTGCGCGAGGAGAAAGCCCATGTTCCACTTCTCGCCGGCGCAGTAACTAGCCGCTCGGCGATGGCCTGCGCCCAACTGCAGCCACTGATACGAGCCGAACTGAGGCGAATAATCGGACCAGGCGAAGTAGCGATGATGGTGCCCGTTAAACCCCGGGTATCCTAACGAACGCCCCTCCGGAAAATGGTGGGCGAGCAAACAGTCATACATCACGTGGTAGTTCTTCGCCAGTTCCTGCTTGAGGTCGCGCTCACTGAACGCCGCCAGATCCATCCGGGCGATGTAGTTCACCTGGTAGGCGTCAAGGCCCAGCAGTTTCGGCACCGTGAAGCCGTGCAGATCGGAGAGGATGACCTTCAGCGCGGGAGTTGCCTCACCAAGATGGCGGAGCAATCTGGCCTCATGGTTGCCTTCGATATAGACGATTTCCGTTTCAGGGCAAGCCGTGCGGACATCTTCGAGGAAAGCATGGAGCCATCTGATGCGGCCGATGACATCCCACTCCCGCGGATCGACGCCGTATTTGCCGAACTCGGGCAGGTCCAGCGCATCGCCGTTGATGACAACTTTCTCAGGCTGCACACGTTTGGCCGTATCAACGAAACAGCGCCGCCAGAACGGATCGCACTCGATGTCGTGGATGTCCGACGCAACCAGAACCGTCTGGAAGCGCTTCGAACTGGGGCGCAGGTATGCATCCTCCCAGCCCGACTTCTCCACGTTCATACGGCGCTGCACATCCTTGCTGGCGTGCTTCGCAATATCACGCTCGAGCGCGTGTGCATGGCGCGACAGGACTATGCCTGCCTGACGCTTGAACTCGTGGAACGTGCCGAAGTGCCTATTCCATGTGGACTCGGATATGTCCGAATGCACACGGAAGTAATTCCGGCTTATAACTTTGGTTTCGTCTATCTGCGCGATTCGACGCAGCTCGGCGATACAGTCTTCCGATGTCCAGTCTGGCTGGAATTTACGCTGATTCTCGGATATCGGTACTGCGCCGCGAATTCGACCGCGCAGGGTACTCTCTGGCATCCCGATCGCCTTGGCGGCGGCATTGACACTCCCGTGGAGCTTCACGGCTTTCAGCAAGTCGCTTGTGTCCACAGAAATTCCTTAGTAGGTCTTATATGACCAAATAAACAGCTTAACTGGTCAGGATAGGCGCAAACTCGCCACAGAAAGAGTCGGCCGAGGTCTCTGGGAAACGATGCTCAACAAAGCCCGTGCTGCCTTCGTAGATCACTTGCGGCGGATAGCGGCGACATTCGATCGACTCACGAAGGAACAGCGAGTGCTTGCAGTTTTTGCAAATCTCGGTGCGATCCGCTGACTCTGCTTTGGGTTTGCGAGCCATGAGACACCAGAATAAAAGCGCTGCCCGAGAGCAGCAAACGTCGATGAGTTCGACGCGAGGAGAGATTGAGGGAATCCGCAAGCGGTCGCGGTTCGTTGCGTTTGCTTGTCGCGGCGGCACAATCTATTGAGCCACATCACATGCGGCAATGCGCTCGACCCTGGAATTTGGGCCCCGGTTGGCGCATCAATGGTCGATTGCGGCTGTCACCCTCAAGGGAGCGGACTGGCATGCGGCTGCGTGATAAGCCAATCCAGTCCTAACTGCATCACGCTCCCTTGAAGAACCTCTTGCGAGGTCATTATTCTTTCCGTTCTGTAGCCGCAGGGCGGCAATAATCGCTCTTTAGCCCGAAAGCGACGCCCAGCGGCTACAAAAGCGAACCCGCGACAAATCTCAGATCATTCCGCGCTGCTTAAGTCAATTTGCGACGGCTTGAATCATTCTCAGATCACTCTTGAATCATTCCAACTGTCTTCGGATCGCAGCAGGTTTCGCCTGGCGGAATCAGTCGGGCGCAGAACCAGCAGCGAATGCTTCCAATAGCAGCTCGGCGCATGATGTGTAGAAATGCGCGCATGCCAGTGAATAGGTCCCTGCCATCAAAAAGCCTCCTGCCGTCGCCTCAGCCATATCCTTCATGGCGTCAACCTGAATTCCCATAGCCCCTGATTCTTGCGCATGTCGTTGTCGATCGCCTTCTGAGCTTCCTCGACTGTTCGATACGAGTGCCATTTATGCCAGTCGCCCATTCTCAATTCAGACCAGAAGTTTCCTTCGAATCGCGTTCTGGCGTGTTCACTCAATCTATACTCGACCACAACTGGCTTTGCGCGCTTGTTGCGGTTTGGTTGCGGGCGTTGGTCTACGATTCCGGCGCGAGCGGCTTTGGCCTGATTGCTGCGCGCGCGGTAATCGCTCATCAGTGTCTCCGCGCAAATAGCGCCTCGGCAGCCTCATCCGGGCTCAGGCCGGCCTGGTGATATCCGCGCAGGCGTTGGCATGTCGCGTCGCTTGGAGCCCAGCCACGGGTGATATAGCCAGCATGGAAAGCCGAGTCGGTCGCACTGCGAGTCCATTCGTACAAAATCGCCTGTTCGCGCTCAGACATATCGTCGGCAGCTATCAGACCCATCGCTACTCCGAATTCTTGGCGCGGCATTGCACCGCTGCAGGCGGGTTAATCCACAGAAAAGGGATCGGCGGGAGAAAATAGGGCTTCTGCGCGCTTGCGGGCTTCGCTCCAGCCACCGTCGCGAGGTTTCAGCGATAGGGTGGGGCGCTTGGCTTCGCGGCGCTGCTCGTTAGCCTTCTGCGCCTGACGAATCTCGGCCACCCTCTCAGGATTGCCGTAGAGATAGGATTCGAGGGCTTGAGATTTCATGGCGGCGGAAATGCAAAAAGCCCCGCGAGCGGTTAGCTGGCAGGGCTTATGGAGAATTTTGGAGTGCACGATCCCATCAAAAAGCTGTGGGAGCGTTATGGTCGAGGGCGTCTGCTGGTTTCCGGGGACTTGCGCTTGTTTGCGCTATCCGTTTCCGGCTCGGGCTAAACGTCATTTATTTGCTCAGGTCATATCCTAGAACAGATCGCAAGAGTTTACAACAATTATTTACGGTCACGCCACGAAGTTTGGGGATCCGCTCTTTGCCTTCCAGTAGATATGCACGAAACCGGGAGCCATGTAGTGAGAGACTCCGTTTGCATCGAATACCCGGTGGCCGCCGCTCGCGCTGACGCTCAGGCGCATTGGTCCTGGAATGCGAATCGAAACCTTCTTGCCATTCGCCAGGTACTCATATACGCGAAATTGCTCGGAGCTAATGTCGGTGAATTCGTTCTGGCTCTCGTTGAGAAATTCCTGTTCTTTACTCACTTTCCACTCCAACTCAAGGGGGTTAGAAACCATAGACAATGCGCTATACCAAGCCTGCTGCCATGTTTGCCAGTCAACATTCATCCCGGCCTTACGCTGCACCTCGAACCGCTTGCGCATTTGAGATTGTGTGCATTTCATGTCGCCGCCCAAAGCAACTTTTGTCCGCGCAATGCAGCATCGGTGTCAATGCGTGGCCGTGCTGGCGTATTCCAATTCCCGCCGCCACGTTCGCCAATTAATGTCCAGCCGGCAGCCCGGAGCGATGCGCCGCCTTCGGCTGGCAGTGTGTAGGTAATCAGACGCCGGAACCCGAGCGCCTTGGTTGCCCTCCAAGCGGCGCCGTACAACATAGAACAACCATTGCGCACGCCGTCAGTACAGCAGCGACTCACCTCTAGCGTCCATCCGTCATCATTCCCACGCGCGACCGGCCGACCAACAATTGCCACGCCGCGCACCATCTCGCCCTCGGATGCCGCGATGCTGAACTTGTGGCCGATTGTCGGCTTATGGTGTCGATGATGCTGGGAGACGAATGCATTCGCCTCTTCGAGCGTGATCGGGACGATTTGAAGGCTCACGCGCCGACTTCTTCCAAAACCCCAAACGCTTTCATTGCGCCGACTCGATGCGAGCTAACGGCGCCACGAAGGCATTCGAGAACAGTTTCATAGTCGCGCTCGTACTTCTGCCAAGAGCCTGCCGCAAGGTTAGCCATATGAGCGCGCTCATGACCTTCGTATGCGTGCTGGCCCGTTCCCCTGCATTTCGTACAGGTATTCATGTTGTGGAACTTGTCCGTCTCCAACCCACGACCGCCGCACTTCTTGCAGTTCTCGTCGAGCCATTCACGGATCGCAGTGTGGCAGAGCGCCTTCGTCACGTTCCGCTTCTTGCGCTCGTAGAACCGTTCGCCCAGCAGATAAACACAGCGAGCATAGGCGCGATGATCGTTGGCCCACTTCAAGCGCTCAAGCAGCGCACCAAGCGGTTCTCCTGACATACCACGCGCTGCGATGTAATCGGCGTCGGTCGGGCCATTGTCGCTCCAGCGTAAATTGCCAGAGTTGACTGCCCGCGCTTCACGTCGTCGGAAACCACTAAAACTTGCCATGTGACGCTCCCGTTTTGGCTTCGCGTATTATACGCTAAACCGCTTCGCACTACTACGAATACTGACTAGATGCAATACCTATTCTTCGAACCCGGTTTGGCCTAGAAATTCGTACCGCACCCGATCCTCGCTATCTCGTTCATTCAACTCAGCCATCCCCGCATGAATCTCGCGCGACAGGTTGCGCTCGGGGGCGTCGCGATTCTTGCGGTGATACGGAGCGAGAAAATCTCCATTGCCATCAGTCAGAATCTCAGCGCCGGGACATGGGTGATTACGTCTCGCGTGTTTTGTTGGCGGTGGAGGGCGTCGCAGTTTCCATATCGCAAGCGCAGCAAGACATGACAGCGAGCAAACCCACCAACCAGCAGTGAAGCCCCATAGGAATGTCATGGCTAGTGTCCGCAAGGTAGGTCTTGAGCCGACATGGCATGCGCCCCGCACGATAGGCAAGTGACCATCCCTTGCATGCGTGGCGTGATAGCGAACGCCTCGGCGATTTCCCTCCGAAGAATTTGCGCCGTGACGTCCAGTGGGTTACCCGCGCGACAATCGCACCGATCGGGTCCGCAATAGACGAAGCAATGCTTGTCTTCGTGGATGTACTTTGGAAAGTGGCCGACGATACTCATGCTTTCTCCCTCGGATGCGCCGCACAAAACTCGGCCAGGTTCGTAAATACGCGCTTCTCGCCGTAGTAGACGGTGACGAGCTGGGCGCTGTTCATAAAAAAATCCGCGGCGACTTCTTGGCTAACACCTTCGACTCCGACGATGCCCGCGAGATAGGGTGCATAAGCAGCCGTCAGTTGCGGCGTATTTAGCGCAGTCTGCAGCCGCCGCACCTCTGCTACAAGCTCAAGGATTGCGGTGGGGTTGGCGGCAGCGATGTATGCACTATTCTCAACATAGTCCGGCAGGCATCCGCCTTTGGTCACCGTGACCGCTACTAACGATCCACCGCTTTCCGGCTGAATGCCGCCAAATCCACGATCGCACCACGGTCCTGGCGTCGCCGCCTCGGCAAGCCGCTCAAGTTCATCGATGTCGGTCATTTCGCCACCACCGCGATGACTGCTACGCCCACGCCGATAATCGCCAGAATGCCAAGCACAAGCGCAGTCGGCCCCCAAATCGGTGCCGTGATCCACCACCACCACCACGTTGCCACTACCGTGACGTTCAGAAGCTTGAGCGCCAGGAAGAGGATGAATAGAAGGCCCATCAGGCCGATACCGCCAGATTTTGCTGATTCGTTGTTGCTAGACATTTACTTCCTCCATTTCCAAAGTAACTTCTTTCTTCATGCGCCGGACTTCGGCGCGGTAGTGGGCTTTCATTTCGATGATTTCAGGGATGGTGAGCTTCAGTGGTTCGTGCGGGCCTTCTAAGCGCTCGACTTCTACCAGCCCGATCTTCCTGACGAGGTTCACCCGGTACGCAACCAGAAAGCCGGATTGGTGCCGGTTACATGGCAGACACTGCTTATGCACGTTGGCCGGATCGAACCGGATAGCGGGGCTAGATCCTCGCGACAAATAATGCCCCGCATCCCATTGACCTTTCCATGAGGCAGGGCGACCGCATGAGATACACGGCAACGCTGCATCCCGCAAACGAATCCAAGCATTAAACGCCGCCTGCAATTCCTTAAGATGCGTGCCGCGTGTCTTGATCTTCTCCGCGCGCTCTTTCATTGACTGGCGTTCGGCCTTTAGTGCCGTTGCCTCCTTCTCTTTGCGTACCTTGTCGGACCATGCCTTGGCGCAAGATACGGAACAGACAACGGCTGTGCTTCGCTGGGGCGTGAAGATGTTTTTGCAGACCCGACATTTTTTCGGCTTCGGCATCTTTGGCGTGAAAGAGGAGCGATTCACGCAACCTCCTTGGCTCTCATCGTTTCGACCTGCGCATAGGCTTCCCACATGCGCAGACTGGCGAGGCG